AATATAACTTGTGGTCTAACTACTTTAATACTAATACAATTTCTTTTTTTAACTGCGTCTAATTCATTAGGAAATCTCATGTCTGTAATTATCCAATTAGGATATTTCCATTCACCTTGAATAGCTTTATTTTTAATTTCTGTATAATCAAATCCAATTGGGTTATAATCAGTAAATAAAGAATTACACCAAATATTTGGATGTATAATATCTCTACCACATTCAGTACCTAATAATTGTAACATTAATCTAGGTGTAAGTTTTACCAACTCAGGTATAGGTAATTTAGAAGTAAAATCTTCAATTTTTCTATCTTTATAATTGACTAATTCTCCATAAATTTTCCAATACCACCATTCTTCTCCTAATTCTTTCTCTTTAAATTCTCTATCTTCTAGTTCTTCTCTAGTACATCCTAATAATATACATACTATATCTTTAAGTTTATCTGCGAATCTTTTAATTTTCCAACTAGTGTGTTGTGTACTTTCAATTACTTTAGAATCTAAGTTATCTAGGTTAAAACCTAATGGTACATTACCATTAGTTTGATTTAATACATCTAGGTATTGTATTATTTTACCTACAGTATCTTTTCCACTATTAATTTTACCATTAATTGCTATTATCATTTTTTTAAATCTTGTGAATTTATTACAAAATCATGTAATTCTTCTAGTTGTTGTATAAATTTATTTGCTTCTCTATACATTAGTGTTGCCCTACCATTAATGTCTTGTCCTGTAAGTTTACTTGCGTTATCTCTATTACGTGCAAGTATTTTAATTATATTATTTATAAGATATGTTATTGTTAATTCACTTTCTTTTTCTCTATACCCATCTTTAAATATTGCATATATATCATCAGTCATTGGTATTTTATAGTCTACGCATCTATTGAAAGCAGCAGCTATTAATTCGTTTTCTGTTTTTGTTGAATCTGAAACTGTCATAATTTCTTGATTTTTAATTGTTTAGTAATACAAATATATAATAAATTCCAAACATAAAAAAATAATTATGTATGTATTTGAATTTTTATGTACATATCTCAATTTTTAATTATAATTTTGCACCATGTTAGTATATGTAGTTAATACCACTTTTTCAAATGATTTTGTATATGAATACAAAGAGTAAGGTTTTTGTAGTTAATGATAAGTATGAATACTATAATAAATATATTAGTATTATAAATGCTATGTTACCTATAGATAGAACTTTAAATGTAAGAGAAATTGAAGTGTTGGCATGTATACTATCTTTAGATGGTGAGATAAATAGAAATAATAGATTTAATACACAAGCCAGGAAGTACACTAGAGAGAAGTTACATCTGTCTTTATCTGGTATGACTAATAATATTACATCATTACAGGAGAAGAAAGCTGTCTACACAAACAATTATGGTATTCTAGCAGTAGCTAATGTATTTAATATAGACGATAATGTAGAATCTGTATTTACACTAGTTATTAGACCAGACTATAATAAAGAAGAAATAACTTTTAACGATAATTTAGATAACTTAGTAGAAGCTGATGGAGTACAAGGAAATGCTGGAGAAGGCATATCAGAAAAGTAAGTTTAAAGATAATGTTTCTTATGAACATTATGAACTTGTAGGTATGTTTTTAGCAATGCATGTTGATAGAGCATTAAGATTAAGACATTTACCTAAAATTAAGATAGGGTGTTTTGGTACATTTACACCATTAGAAGTTACAGTTAAACGTGCTATAACCAGATTGGAAGAAGCACATCCAGATAGAGTAGAGAGAATAGCAGAATTAAAGAAAGCATTATTACCTAAACAATTAAAAAATCCAAAACGCAAAAAACATGATTAAGTTAAATCCATTAAGGTTAAATAACCATCCAGATGCTAAGAGAGCACAACTTATACACAATAAAGTATATGTTGAATTAGCTGTAGAAGTAGGGTTAATTGAGAAAGGTAAAAATGTAATTACTGATCCTACTAATATGAAAGGTAATTACCAGTATAGAGTATTGTATGCTGGTATTGTATTAGTTATTTCAGAGCATTGTGAAGCATATAAGATGGGTATAAGAGCAGGCGATACTGTATTATTATCTAAAGAAGTAGATACTAATATGCATATTGAAGGAAATCCTAATATACCTAATATCTTTTGTGATATATTTAGTTATAAAACAGAAGAAGAATATCAAAATTATATTAAATCTCCTTACAATGGACCAACAGTTGTTATAGATGATTTTAAAATAACTGGTAAAGTTGTAAGTGATGATATGGAAATATATCCAATGATAAACAATGACACTAAAACAATTAACTAAAGTAGTATTACCTGCTATTAAACTGTCTATTGTAGATTGTTTAAAGTTTAAATATATATTTTATGTATTTAACAAAAGAGCAGAACTTATTGATGCTTGGCATTGTTTAAGGGGTACGTTTATTGATTATTTGTATTATAATGATCCTAGATTACTTAGTGAGATAACTATAATGCAACTAGAGTTTAGACATCAAGTTATGAATGAAGCGTGTATGTCTAAAGGTAGTTGTATTAAATGTGGTTGCACTACTACTGCATTACAAGCTGCTAAAAAATCATGTAAAGGTAAATGTTATCCAGAATGGATAGATGAAACTAGGTTTAGATATGTATACTGTAATTTAGGTGCAGATAATAGATTATATTTAAAGCAGAGTAAGATTATAGAACAAATAAATTTAAATAAAAGAAATGAGTTGGCAAACAATTTATCTTAATGCTGGTAGGATTCCTGTTAGGAAACCTTATGTTTTTGTGTTTAAATATTTAGGTCATGGTACTATTAATATAAATCCAGTAAATCAAATGCAGGATTTTACATCTATGGGTTGTAGTTGTACTGTTGGTGGTTATGATACTAAGACTAAAGAGTTTAAAATAACATACACACCTAAAGCTGTTCCACAAAACATGATAGCTAAGAAACAGAACTTTTATAATAACCATAATAGTACTACTGTTAAGTTTGTAGAAGATGGTAAAATAAAGTCATATGTATTAACTATAGAATCTAGTCCGTATGACCCCAATATTAAAGTTTGATGAAGAACTAATTACCAGTAAAGAGTACTTAGTATTAAATATAATTATTACTATTGAATACCTATATGTCATTTATTATGATATTATAGGTATTCCTGTTATTAAACAGTACCCAATTACTAAAAGTATTGCTGGGCAATATGGTTCTACATTTCTAAGAGTTGGTTCTATAAATAGAGGTGGTAATACTATTATGGCATTAACTAATGGTAGTATATCTATAATAAGAAATACAGTAAAACCAAATAGTAAAGATGTAGTTATAAGAGACAGTGATTATAAAGATTTGATGTCTTTGATATTTAGATCAAAAGCTATTAATGAATTAAATAGATTTTATTGTAAATTATTATGCTAGATATATTTGAATTTAAAGATGCTAAATTAGGATTAACTATAGATGTTTTAGCACATCCTATATTGAGAAAGATATATGATAGAGATACCGATAGGCATAAAGGTGAAGCATTAATGCAATATACTTATCTTAACTATATGTGTTCTTTTAAAAAGAGTAATCCTTTTAATGGTTATGCAGATTTAAATGAGCGTAGAATTAAGATAATAGCATCTATATATAAGGAAAGAACTAAAGAAGAAAAATTAGAACTTCTTGTATTTTATACAGATGACCCACTTATTAATTTATGTATAGAAGTACTAAATAAGATATATGAGAGTTGTTCTCCGTCTTTAAGAGTATATAAAGCTGCAATACAAGGTGCGCATAAGGTATCTGAATTTATGAATACTGTTAGTTTAAGTGAAAAAACTAATAGTGGTTCTGCTGTATACAAGCCTAGCGATGTAATAGCATCAATTAAAGAATCTAAGGCTATGGTAATAGCACTTAATGATCTTAAAAATGCAGTAGATAGTGAATTAGTTGAAGCTAGTAAGACTGTAAAGAATAGGGGTATTAATTATTTTGAAATGGTTGAACACGCTGCTGAATGAGTTCTATAAGAAATAGTGATGGTTGGTTTATTAATAGTGAAGTATTCAGAGAAGAAGCTAAGCATTTTGATAAGTATGGATATTATTGTCCAGACCCACCAGGTTCATTAGCTTATATTGATTATTGGAAAGAACAACGAAAAAGACGTATAGAAGGTTATTCTGTAGGTGGTGTTAAAATAACAGGAGATCACTATGACTATCTTAATTTCTCACAAATTAAGATGCAGGATAAGAAGAATAGAGCAACTATTGAATCCAAAAATAGAAGTGCTACTAAGAAACCATTTTTTCCTGACTTTTGGGATGGTGATTATGACTACTTTCATAATGTAGATATTGCCAGATATGGTTGCACACCAGAATACTTAAAGCAAATTAATCTTAATTCTAATGTACCTACATTATTAGATGGTGGTTATCATATATGTGTAGGTAAATCCAGACGTAAGGGATTCTCGTATAAGAATGGTTCTATTGTAGTCAATAGATATGACCTAATACCTTTTTCTATTAATATTATAGCAGCGTTTGATAAGAAGTACCTTTATCCAGAAGGTACTATGAAAATGGCTAATGACTATATTAACTTCAAATCTAAGCATACTGCATGGGGTAAGAAAAGAGATTACGTAGATAAGATAGATCATAAGAAAGCTAGTTACAAGATAACAGACAGTAATGGTGTAGAGATAGAAGATGGATTCCAGAGTGTTATAATGGCATTAACCTGTAAGGATAATCCAGATGCTCTAAGGGGTAAGGATGGTACATTAATACTATTTGAAGAAGCTGGTAAGTTCCCTAATCTTAAAGATACTGTTAAAGCTACATTACCTACACTTTCAGATGGTACTAGTGTAACTGGACAGATATTGATATTTGGTACAGGTAGTGGTGCAGAAGATGCAGAAGATGACTGGGAAGATTTTGCAGAGATATTCTATAATCCTGTAGAATATAACATGCAGGTGTTTGAAAATAAGTATGATGAAGATTTCTTTAACGAACCATGCTCATTCTTTTTTCCTGATATGATGAATCAGATAGGAAATATAGATGCACAAGGTAACTCATTAAAAGAAGCAGCAGTAAAGTACAGAAAAGATGCATTTGATAAGATCAAGACAAGTTCTAAAAAAGGACTAAGTGCATTAAATGGATTCTTACAAGAATACCCTAATAAACCTGGAGAAGCATTTTTAGTAAGTAACAACAATGACTTTCCCACACAACTATTAAAAGCCAGACATTCTAAATTAACTACTGGTGGATTACATAAAACTATTGGACTTAATATAGAATTATATAAAGAAGATGGTGAAATAAGGTATAGAATATTAAATGATGCAGAACCGCTATTAGACTGGAAACCTAAGTTTCTGGATTTATCTGGTAATGTAATACAGTATGAACCACCAATAAAAGATGCTAAGAAGGGTACTTATGTAATAGGGTTAGACCCAATTAGAGAGACATCTAAAACTAAAGGTATTGTATCAGCTAATGCTGCATATGTACATAAAGGAGATAATAACTTTTCTTATATGGGTAATGCAATAGTAGCATCTTATATAGGTAGACCACGATCACAAGATGCATATTATCAACAGCTAATGTTACTGGCAGAATACTATAATGCAGATATAATGCATGAAAATGAAGTAATAGATGTAAGAAATTACTTCCGTAGGAAAAAAAAGTTACATTTATTGGCGGCAGAACCAACAGAAGTCATAAATTTGCATATTGAAGATTCTGGTGTAAGACGTGAGTATGGTATTCACATGACTGAAAAGATAAAGATAGCTGGTCTAAAGTATATTGGAGAATGGTTGATGGAAGAAATGAGTAACGGTACTTTAGTAGTTGAAAATTTACCATGTCCAGGCTTATGTGAGGAATTAATAAAGTATAATAGATTAAAAGATAAGAACGGTAGTGCTAACTACGATAGAATTATGGCATTAATGCTACTGTTATTCCAAAGACAACAAGATGAAGAAGGTACTATCTATGGAGATAATACCGTTAAAAGTAAGAGAGATCAGTTATTTGAGTTTTTAGCTAATCAATATAATTAAGATATAATGTTTGAGTATAGTCACTTAATAGATAATACTAAGAAAGCAGCAAATGATTTTGCATACTATAAATACTGGGTAGGTAGATATAGAACTGAAAACATGGCAGATTTTACTAGAATGAACGAAGCAGCTACTTTAGCAGCAGGTGAGTTTGACGCTAGTATATTAAAGAATATGTATCAACCATTTGGACCAGATATAAAACTACCAACTGAATTTAGACATAAAGATATAATAAGTCCTACAATTAAAAGACTACAAGGAATAGAAAGTACAAAGAAGTTCAAGTCTAAGCTGGTAGCAATAAATAAGGAAGCAGTAAATAGACGTAGAGAGGAAGAACGAAAAAGGATTGATAATCTAGTAGTACAATCCACTATTGAAAATATAAAATTAAACTTAGAAAAACAAATACCGCCAGACACACCAGAAAGAGACAATGCTATAGCACAAGCAGTACAACAACAAACACCACAAAGAATTAAAACATACATGACTAGAGATCATGTAGACCCAGCAGAAATAATAGGTAATCATATACTTAACTTTACTAAGAAAGAACAAGATGTAGATACTAAATTTATGTTAGGTGCTTATGATGCATTTACATTTGGTAAATATATATTTTATGACGGTATTGAACAAGGTAAAGCAGTATTAAAGAAGATAGACCCAAGAAGTTTTACATATAGTAAAACAACAGATAGTCCATTTATTAAAGATTTTGATGCTGGTACAATACATCAATATTTAAGTCCTGCTAAAATACAAGAGTACTGGGGTGATTTATTAAGTGACAAACAACTAAAACAAATATACGCACTTGTACATAATGGTAGTCATGGTGCAAGTTTTGCTTTTGATGCTAAAGAACCATTAAGTTTTACACAAACTGTACTATATAATGGTAATACCAGTATAGATGCTGTTATATACGTAACACATACTATATGGAGAGCAAGTACTAAAAAAGGAATACTTACATTTATAAGAGATGGTGTAGAAGATGTTGATATAGTAGACGAAAATTATATCTTTAATAAAGATATTGGAGATATAAGTATAATGTGGAAAAATGTTCCAGAACTACATGAATGTATAATGGCTGGTACAGATATAATAATTAAGGCTGGTCCAGTAGAAGGTCAATTATTCAATATAGATAATCTATATGAGAAAGACTTACCATTTAAAGGCGTTCTTTTGAATGAGTATAATGGTACAGCTAAGGGAGTTGTTGAATATATGAAACCATATGCTATACTATATGATATAATATTGTATAGAGTAGAAGATCTAATGTCTAAAGATAAGGGTAATCTTGTAGTGATGAACTCTGATATTATAGATATGGACTATGATAAGTGGTTTGGATATGCAGAAAAGAATGGAATAGCTTTTTATAGTTTCCAGGATGCTAAAAATATTGGACAAAAAGATA